AAATCCTTTGTTATGGTTCCGACTCGGGCCAATACCATTTGGGCTATGTTCCAACGGGCTACTCAAGATAAGCTTGAATTCGTAAAGGTTAATACTCCATCCCCGAAACAGAAGCTAGAAGCTATGTACGCTATTAACCAATGGGCTAACGAAAGAATTGAATACGCCTCGGACTGGGACGTATACGGGATTCCTGAATACTGGGCTACTGCAAGTGAAACTCTGGTGCGGGAAAGGGGGGATTGTGATGATTTTGCCATTCTCAAATATGTGATTCTAAAGAAAATGGGCTTCACGCCTGACGAACTATTCTTTACCCTTCTGTACGTTAAACCAAACTTCTTTTCCCCCGATGATGAAGGGGGCTACCATGCCATTGTCACTGTCCGGTTAGACGGTAAAGACTATCTCCTCGATCTTATAGATGAAGTTAAGAACAAGGAAGAGGGTTATATAATCCTGTGGCAGATTAATGAATTCGGCATGACCAAGGTAGGCAAGGACCCCAATGGGTTCTATAACAAGTTTAGAAGCCTACTTGTAGACCTGAATAGTGGTCTTAATGTAATCAAGTAGCTGTAACAAGGTTACTTGGTTCCCTTGAAACACGTACTTGAAGTCTTTTTCCCCTTTATTTAAAGCTACAAAAACGTAATCATCTACGTTGGGATTACGCATTACGCCTATTATATGTTGGATATCGTCCTCTATTTCCTCGGAACGCACATAATTTCTCGGAATAACCGAGATATTGGAATCCTTAAAGGTTATCTTTCCGATGCGGGGAATAGAGGTTTTCACTAGTCCTCGTATAAATTGTCCCTGTAGTCTATGAACATTACAGGTTCAAGGCCTTGTCTAATTCTAAAGAAGTTAATATGACTAAGAATAAGGGCCTTATCCTCTTTCCCAAGGGGAATGCGGTCACTAAACTTAAACATGACAACATCGTTGGCACTCTCAACCATGTATTCCCGAGTATCATCACAGTAGGAATAACAATCCGAGAACCAAACTTTGGGAATGTACTTGTTAACCGTCTGTTTGATAAACTTGTAGTTGGTCCATTTATTAAAAGACATTGTAATGCTCCATCATGGCAAGGGTGAACGTGCCTACGATACTCAAACCCACAACTCGGGTAAAAGTGTTCATTGCCCCTGAGACAGCTATAGCACCAAGGGCCCAACCGAACCAAAGAGCAACACTAACCATAGAGGTTATCCCTTATTTTGTTCACCCGTTCCAAGGCCTGTTTGATAGATTGGTAATCGGGGTGCATAATCCTGTTATCATCACGATCATGAGTAAAGTAACAATGGCCACACCGTTCAATCCAGTCCTCCTTTTCATCCCTCAACCACTTAAAGCAATACTTTTTCTTCTCCCAGTATTCTTTATACAAAGTTGCTAGTACTATATCAAGAATAAGACCCCAAGGAAAAATAAGGCCCATTACAAGAGGGGGAAAATCTCCCGCAGGATAACAGTGAACTATCAGTAATGCAATGGCGAGACTAACCATTCTTTACTTCTTCAAGGTTAACAGTATAAAGGGAGCCCCCACCTTTGCCTTCCTCCCGAACAATGTCAAGGGGGTTAATGGCAGGACGGGTGTACAGTTCGATTACCTCGATACGATCATGCTCACTCCAATCAGGGAAGTGCTGGCGAAGAGTCTCAATCGTAGGGGTCTTGAACCTATGGTATTCCCCTGCATATACTTCCGTAGAAGCCCCCGGCATCAATACCGTTTCATCAATATTGCCAGCCCTGTCAGCCTTCCAAACCTCGATAATCATGATACCTTTGAGGCAGTAGAAGATATTATTTTTAAATTGATGTAGGTGCTTCGAGCAATAGGACGAGGGTTTAACCCTGATATGGGCCATTTCAACGTCCTTGGTTTGGGCCACCATCACAGTAGACCCCCACACTTTGCCTTGGATATTTCCCATTACTGTACCTTCTTAGCGAGTTTATTAAACAGCTTTCGGATATCTTTCAAAAAGCCTTTGAGTTTGCTATTTCCCCTTTTTGGAAGTCGCTTTGCTTTTTTTACCATCGGTCTTTCCCTCCATTCTTTCTTCTAAAAGTTTCTTTTTAATATAGCCATCCATTCGGGTATCGTCCACTTCAATCGGACCTACAATAAACGGCTCCTCAGCTTCCCGAGGCTCAGGACGTTTAATTTCCTTACGGCCCTTTTTAACCCGTTCCTTTAATTCCGTAGAGGAATAATTGTGGGAACGAGGATTAAAGTGAAAGGTTTCAGGTCTGATACTATCCCCCGTAAAGGACTTGCCTTTGTGATCTTCCCCGATAAACCTAATGTCGTATTGACAAGTGTTCAGGATAGTCTCAAGGTCCTCCTCGGTTTCGTAGGGAATTACCCTGTCAACATACTGGCAAGCCTCAAGCCTAACATATCTTTCAAAGATAGTTTCCGTGGGCCTTTGCTTCTCAGCCCGATACATGGAAGGGTCTACTTGAACACACACGATAAGGTAGTCACAGTGTTGCTTGGCGTAATCCAACATTAGCAAATGACCAGCGTGGAGTAAGTCAAACACCCCTGCGGTAATGCCGATAACATCTTCATCATTCATCTTCATCGTACAGGTTATCCCTTATTTTATTCTTCTTCTTTTTGTTGCTAAAGAAATCATCCTCAAGGGCTTCTAGGGTAACGGCAAACCCCAATGGAATAATTTTATTTCCGTACTTAGCCCTGCTCTTATTGAACTCATCAAACCACTTTAATCCTTCTAAACCATCAGAGCCAGAAGGGTCTTTTGTTTTAGTCATACAAATTATCTTTCTTGTGAGGTTTAAACTCCCATTCCTTGCCGTTGAATACCAGCATATCCCCCCTTTTCGGATTGTCCGGTGCTTTAACCCAATCAAGGGACCAATATCCCGGTCCAAAGGGCTGTATGGTTGCCTTAGTGGTGTATACCACACTACTAGTATCCCAAATAGAGACTGTATTTGGACCAACCCAAACACCAGTAACACTAGTAGATGCGGAGGTCATACCCCTTCTCAATCAACATAAACATAACGTGCAGTATCTCTGATACCACTACGATTAAACAGATTAAAATTAAAATACAGTATTCAACAAACCTTAGCAAAGGTCCTTCAAATCCACAGGTTTAAAGTCAGGTCCTTTTTGAACCTTACCGTCCTCTCGGAGGATGGGTTTATTGTCAGGGCCAAGCTTGGACATATTGCTTTCATGGACTCTGCGGAAGCCCTCCATCTTAACCCGATGGAAGCCAAGGGCAAGGAAAGCACCGTCCAGAACATATTGGATATCCAACAGGGCATCAAGGGTTTCTACCTTGCTTTGTTCGGTAAGAGCCTCTTTCAATTCATCTAGTTCCTCTTGGATAAGCTTAACCCGAAGTTCGTTAAGGGCATGGTCTGAAACATCAGGACTGTCCTTAACAGGGTGGCCGAAGGCCTCATGAAATTCCTTTACACCCTCAAGGGTAGAGCGCATTTGCTTTGCCGCCTTGTTGCTGAGTTTATCCAGTTGCTCGTTGACCATGTGCATAAGGGTATCGTATCTAACGGATTCTTGGGACATACTATTTCTCCAAACTTTCTTTAGTGGGAACGGTAAACGTAATGTTAGAACGGACCATGTGAGTCTTGGACCCATCAATTCCTTGGTGAGTTTCAACCCAAGCTTTAACCGACAGGTAGCCCTTATTGTGCCAAAACTGCTCAATACGTTTAGCAAGTTGATTACTGGCTCTTTTGTCGGTAAGGTAATTGGGGATTTTGGAACGAGTGTTCATATAGACCACGTTATTGCTTTTTCTTTTCATAAATATTCACTTGGCCGTTTTGGGTTAATTCATCCTTGGCTTGTTTAATCTTCAACATATACTTATACACCAACTCGGGCTCAAGGTCTGCCAAATGACAGATAAATTTAAAGTCCTTTCCTTGGCTCTTGTCCGTACCCATAAACCAATTGATGGAGTTTACCCCCTCTTTGGTGTATTTATGGGTGCTTATGATATCTAATATAGCTCGGTCTATCACCCAACGCCAGAAGTATTTAATCCTTGTTATCTCTTCATTTCGGTAATCGTCTGACCCCTCAATTGGGAGTCTGCAAAATAATCCATAATCGCTGAGGGTTCTCCTAAAGGACCTAGGGTTATTCTTAAACTCTTCCAGAAGGTTGTCTTTTATTTCAGCCATTCATCAGGAACCGTGTTTCCCACATGATAGATAATATCGTGCTTATCGCACCAGTCGGAGTATCGGGTGGTGGAATTCTTGTTTAGTTTATTGTCAGCTTGGAACAACAGCCGGATATCCTCATGCCTATGCTGGTCCCTAACCGACAGGAACTTGGTTCTGTCTGCCGAAGTGAACCTACCTTTGACCTCTACCAGAACACCATTGGGAAGTTTAAGGTCGGGGGTATATTTACGCTGAACGGTATAGGACAACCGATAGGGCTCATACTCGTACTTGACCTTACGTTTGTCAAGGTCCTTCATAATCCGCTTTTCAAAACCCGAACGGGCTTTTACTTTACGCTTTCCCATTTATAGGACCCATCCTTATCTTCCACAAGCCGCCAAGTAAACCCAGTCTCAGTATTAACCTTTAGAATAACCCCATTGGTAAAGCCCTTCTCGTTAGTGACCTCACCAGCAATCACCTTAAAAGCCATGTGCCTCCACAGATTTTGAGTAGCAATGTTAATATAAGTTATCCTTTTGGAGTTATCTCGGTAACATTGGGAACACGTACTACCTTAGTAAGGTAGCGGGGATTGTCGGAATAGTCGAATACCCGCAGCCCTTTTCCACCGTTAACGTCTGACCAGCAGTTAAACTTATAGGGGCAGTAAGTACATTGCTTTCCAAGCTTCCTGTTCCCACTCTCCCCATCCTTTTCATCATCATAACAACGAGGAGGTTTAACCTCTGACTTGACCTTTTCCTTTAAGTCCTTAATCAAAGGCTTAACGTCCACCATCTCAAGGTGGTTTACTTCCAACAGGCAAAGCTGACCATTCTCTTTGTTGATCGCAAGAAGGGCTGCTTCATCCGTACCCTCGGCCTCTGCATATCCGCTTACTTGGGCCAGATACCCGAAATCATCCTGCTCGTAGATGGTCCCGTTTTTAAACTTATCAAAGGCCCGATTGGATGCTGACTTGATATCAACAGGGATACCCTCAATCTTGGCATCGAGCTTGCCCCTGACCCCATCAACCTCTACCTTCTTCTGTTCATCTGTAACAGAATAGCCAGCCTCCCTACAGAGGAATAGAACTACCTCTTCAAGGATAGAACCGTACAGAAAGTTTATAAGACCCTCGGGTTTAAACCTACCAGAACGGGACCCCTTATCCCGCGCCTGATACCAAAGCTTACGGGCAGGGGTTCCGATGGAACTCATATAGAGTCCATCATCCCCTTCCTTTTTATCCCGTTCCTTGGCAAGGGCCTTAGCCACAGCGTCAGCGATACCGTCCTTGAGCTTGGTAAGGTTAGCATCACTGGGCTTATGTTCCTTTTCTGAATTGAAAAGGTCGTGGATGGCGGGGATTAGGTCTTTAAGGTCTTTGGTCAAAAATACTAAATCCTTTTAAAAAGGAAATGAGAGGTCTGGGCTTATAGGCTAGCTCCATCCCAGTTTATGTCCGCGAGAAACGGCACTTCCACGGCTTGCGCCCTAGCTACCTATCTGGACTCGGCTTTCAACGGCTCTGATTACGCCTCTCAAACTCTAAGAAATAAAAAGAGGGTTTTGTTGGCCACTAGGTTCACCCTCCAAACCTAGAAGTTGGGGATGCAAGACGTTCCACTCGCCTTGCAGAGCCCCTCACCTCGGCTAACTTACTGCCTTAAGCTTAGTCCCTTTGCCCTTAGTGGTCTTGGGCTTTGCAGTTTTGGGGGTGAAAGATTTGGCGGTATAGCTTACCTCGGGAGATTCGTATACTTGCCAAACAGGTTTGGAAACCTCAACAATGGTGTAAGCGTATTCATCAGCGTCATACACCCCATCGTGGAGGTAAGACATAAGGGTTTTTTCTGCCTGTGCTTTGGTAGAAAAAATTCCACCATCCATGCCGATATTCTCAACCTTATCCTTATCAGTTTTACCGATATACATAATCGTATACATACTAGTTCTCTCTTTCGTTTAGAGGTTAAAACGGGGTTTTGTTGCGCCCAAGATTACCCCGATAACTTGGAAGGAGGCTTTCGCTGCGCGGCTTAAACCTTGGCTGCTTCCTTTGCATCTTCCCACGGAGGAGTATCATCATCACCCTCGGCTCCATCTTCGATGGAGAAACCACCGTCAACTTCCTTAATGTTGTAGTCGATACCCGAGTTGGCTACCTTACGCTCAAACTTGTTAAGCTTGATAACCTGAACCGTTTGAAGAGTTGCGTACTTCTTGGATTTAAAGCCAGTGTACGTGGTAAAGGAAATGACTACCTCAGAACCGTTGCCAATCTCAAAGTCACCGTAGAGGTTATCTTTGCCAGCAACAATCTCTTTCTTCTTGGCATCAACAACCTTCGGGGGGCTGTTGGGTTTGCCAGTAGCCTTTTGCAGTTCATTCCGTTTGAACTTGATAGTCTCGGTCCCATCGTCCTTCTTGACGATAAGATGCTCAAGGCCTTCCTCTTTAAGGACCTTGCGGTTCTGCTCATCAACCACAATGTCGATGGACCAGATACCGCCAGTCTTTTCCTTGGCGTATTTCTTGTCGAGTTGGTGGGGCATAACCTTTGCCCACATGCACTTACCAGTAATCAGTCCCATGTGTTTAATTCCCTTTTCGTTAAAACCATAATCCAATATAGCATAAGTTATGAAAAATGTCAAGAAAAATCTTTAGGATATTTTTCGATAGGATACTTAAGTTTAGATTTAAAGATCTTTACCTCTTTATGAGAACCTATAAAATATACATACCGATGTTTTCTTGGGCGTTCCTTTAATTTTAACCTATTTCCAAACCGTTCTTTCAAATACCCTATCCGGCTTTCTTTTCCCTTAGACATATCGGAAATGGTCTGACTGTGCAAGTGTTCCATCCCCTCTACAACATACTCTGATCTTTTAGCCGACAACCCACAGTAAATAAAATTACAAGCTTGATACACAAAACCAACATGACCTTGGCTCTTATCTGCATAACTTACAATAACAGAAGGTTTAGGCATCATCCTCATACTATTAGAGACTAGGAAACTAGCTTCATTCTTCCTGTTGTATTTTAGTACCAGCCTGTTCAACTCCCAAACATACTCTGCCGATTCCTTGCCACAAACCCCAACCCTCAATGTGGAAGAAAAAGGCCTACCATAGGTAACAACCCCTATCAATTCTGTTCCGTCAAAAAGCCCAAAGGCAAAGGAAATGGAGGGTATGCGTTTGGCGTAATGCACGTTAAGTATGAAGTCATAAGTATCCTTTGCCTGTATCCTCTCCACCCTCATTAAAGACTAATGCGTAAAACACCACGCACTCCCTTTACGGTACTCGCCGCCCATTTCAATGTTCATTTTAAAGAAAACACCAGCAGCGACAATAGCACTAACCAAGATATTACCCACTTCATCTGATACAGTTTTCATTGTTTCGAGTTGGAATTCGTCGTGTACGTTTAAGACAAACCTAGCGGGTAGCTGTTTAAGGTTAATTTCCTTGTAAGCATCCACAAGGCACTTCTTCATAACAATAGCACCAGCCGACTGCAAAAGAGTATTAAGGGACGCATGAGGCTTACGTACCCATAATTTCCTTCCATCCAGTCCAATCAGATACCCTTTTGTTTGAGCCTCCCGCTGAACCCTCTCGATAAGCTTCTTGAGTTCAGGCAGGAAGTCCATAATCTTTTCTCGGATTATCCGTCCACCCCTAGCGTTAGTACCATTAACAGACCCAAGCTTGGTATCAGCCGCGCCGTAGATAAGGGCCAGCATGGTTTCCTTTGCCTTGCGGCGGGTGGGAAGCCCTACTGCCTCCTGTATCTTGGTGTAGATATCTCCGTTTAGAACTTCATATGTAAAAGCCTTATCATTCATGTAGTGCGCCAACATACGAATTTCTAAACTGGCAGCGTCAAAACCTACAAGTTCGTATAAATCGGGATTGGAAACGGTAAAGCACTTACGGCACTCCCAACCGTATTTCCCCTGCTCTCCAATAAGAAGGACTACAGGCTTGGAGCCAGCCTTCCATTTAAGGAGGTTGCCAGCGTAGGGATATCCACTGGGGATAGGAAAGAAATCCCCCTTGGATTTAAGCTCAAGGAACTTGGAAACCTCATCCGGCTTAAACTTATCTACATCCTCAACAGAAACAATATTGCCTAAGTTTGGCTCATAATGTCGCATACGTCCAGTAGGAGTACCGATGGAATTAACAGAAGCATAAATCCGTCCCTCGGAGTTCTCGGACAACTCCATCCAAGAAGCCGCCAGCCTATGCCTATTGGTGTACATGATGTACTGGGCAAGCTTCTTAATGCCTTGAGGGGCACTATCAGGAATGGTGTCAAGGTTCTCTTCATCGGTGGTCTTGGGGTTGCCCCGTTTCTTGCCCTCTTTCTTCATCTTCTCCGAGGGTTTATTAAAGTTAACGGGGTTCCAGCCACAGGAATTAAGGACCTTAAGCCGTTGATCTGCACTGTCAGGATTAAACGGTTCAATTTCGATAAGGGAGTAGGGGCCCCGAATAGGGAACCCCGCCTCGGTGATTAACTTGTATCCCTTGTTCTGTGAAGAGATTACCTTGTGGGTTTCATACACCTTGACCTTGCGGCCAGTGGTGGGGCTCACCTCGTACTCTCCTGTCCACACCTTAATCTCTTTGATTTTAGGCACTACCGTTTCCCCTTGGTAGACAAACGGGGGGATATCCTTGGTAATCTCTTGCCTTACAATGTCAGCCTTACGCTTGCACTCGTGGTACATTTCCTCAGCGGTACGTTTATCCAGCTTAACCCCGTAACGGCACTGTTCATTAATGATCTGAGCCACACGGTGTTCAAGCCGTATGCTGTATTGACTAAACCCTTCCAGTTCCTTTGTCAACCGTTTAAGGGTTTCGAGGTTGATGAAGCAATCCTCAGTGCATCGGTTGAGCATTTCAGGGGTATACTCATCCCAGTTGTCGATATCAGGTTTATACCGCCCAACACGGATACCCCAAGCTGCAAGGGAGTGGGGTTTATCCCGAAGGATAAACTTATAGTGCTTGGGAATACGTTCCTCCCCGCCATAGAACAGTACGTCCTTTATATACCTGTCGGAGTAGGAAAGTTGAGAAAGAATAAGGGTGTCTGTGACAGAAGATAACTCAATGTCAAGATGTAACAGGCCAGAAAGGACGTAAGGAATATCGTAGCCAATAAGATTGTGACCATAAATAGCTTTAACTTCTTCTTTAAACCACTTCGGAAACTTGGTGTAACATTCTTCTTGGACAAATGAAAATACCTCTTTGGTGTCTATATCGAGGACAACGATGCAATGGACTTTGGTGGGTCGGAGGCCGTTGTTTTCCGTGTCGATTATGACTGATCTTTTCCCCATTTATCCATAAACTCCGCTATTTTACAGTGTTCTTCAGCAGTTCCTTCATTCTTAATAATATTAGCCCTAGCACTCATGATGGCTATATTGCCTTTGATATATCCTTTTGTAGGGTCAACCCGATCAATGGATGGGGTGTTATCGGTGTGGGCATGTTTATGTATTTTCTCACCTAACGTAAACCCGAGGGGTATTCCTAAAATAGGACACACTTCGGGAACTACTATGTCCTCGATTGTGATATTAAACTCTAGTCCTCGTTGCTTGGCCCTCTTTTTAGCCCCTTTCCACAAGTATTTGGCAGGATTTTTCCTTCGATCTTCATAGTAATACGCAGAAGATTTATTAGCTTGATACACTTTGGCAGAGTGCTTTTTTCTTCTTTCCTTATTATCAGGGAGGGAGTCATGGTTTTTAACGCAAAGTCTGCAAGTTGAAGAAACCCCAAATTTTCCAGCTTTTACAGATTGAAACTCTGTTAAAGGTTTAAAAAGTTCGCACTTTGTGCATTGTTTAACAGCAATTCCTGCCGCCACTATTTCCTCTACTGTAAACGCCATAGGACTATCCCTTCAACAGGTTGATAACCTTATCCGCATCGTTGTTGAGAAAGAGGTCTTGAAGCTTGGCCCCAACCATAGGAACATACTCTTCCTTAGCGATACCTTCCAACTTTTTACCGTCATAAAACACAGAGTACATTTCGGACATAATCTCAAACTCAAGGGGCCCGATCTGGAATATCTCGTCTACCCTGCCGGGGCGTTTAAAGGCATGGTCAAGGGCCTCAAGGTGATTGGTGGTAATGAGGAAGATAACACCCTCGGGGGTCTGCATACCGTCAAGGGTATTAAGAACCTCTTGAAGCTTGGACTGGGGAGTGACAAGAGATACTGGCTGTTGTTGTTTAATTTGTATGACATTCTCCCCGTTCATTGCTGCGATAGCGGAAGCAACATCATCCTCTTCTTCTTCCTCGTTCTGTCTCTTGTGCATACCCTCCATAGTGTCGATATCTTCAATAACGATCAGGGCGTTCTTGCCCACACTGTTGCAAAGTGAGGAAAAGCAAGAAAGGGAAGTTATATAATAAATATCCCGTTTAGTCTCGGAGGCCAAAGCTTTAATAAGGGAGGTCTTGCCAGTGCCCGGCTTTCCCTCAAGGATAAGGCACAGTTTGTAGGGAATGCCTCGGGTAGTATACCACTTACGGTTCTTGGAGAAATCGTTGAACCGCTTAAGGATACGTTCTTTAACACCAGCGTTGGAAAACACTGAAGTAAGGGGACGCTTGGAAAGAATATTCTTGCTATGCCAATGACCCGAGGAACTAGAAGTGCGGATAACCAGATTATCTTCTACCTTCTCAAAGGACTCAGCCTCTTTAAGCAGCTTGTCAAGGATACCTTTTTTACGAGTAAAGAAGGTGATATCCACTTGGTCCTCGATAGACCCCTGCTTTTCCAGTTGAGTTTTTACAAAAGTGAAGAATACGCCTTTATACCGTCCCCAAGATACACCATACCCCGGTATAATATAGTCTTTCGCGGGGTCCTCTTCATTTTCGTAATCCTCCCAATACTCTTGGGCAACCCCCCCAACCGAGCGTTTATACCCAATAGAGTAGGTTCTGGAAAGGACATTAAACCGGTGATCGTTGAGGACCCTCAAAATATTCTCGTAGGAGAAGTTCTTGGTATTAATCGTAAAATCAATAGTGAGAGTCCTATAAAAAAAGTTATAGATACGGCGGGGGATATTACGGAGGTACATGATAGCACCACCGATAATCGCTGTACCCATGCCCGCAGTAAGTAACGGGTTAGCCTTAATATGGGTTTGGGCTTGAAGATAAAGGTCGTTAAGTAATTCCATTACCATCGGTTAATCCTTCCCCCTCCAAAAATTATTTTGTTCTTTCGGATAGGTCTAATGTGATAAGTAAAAATAACACAAAGCATTAAGAATAAAGCAAAGGATGGGTTCTCTGTTTGATAGAATGCCAGTCCCAGTAGTCCGCAACTAATTATAGAAATTACAAAGGTGAAAATCCTACACCATCGAAGAAAAAGTATTTCTCCTGTCCTTAAACCCATTCTTAATATGCGCCACCATTCTTGATATATTTTTCCCAATTATCAGCCGCCGCCCTAACATCATGAAACCCATGAATATTAAGGTTATTGGCATTATTGAGAGCCAGTTGTAGAAGCTTAAACCTAAGTATGCTTACATCGGCAACATCTTGAAGATTGTCCACGTAAACTTGATCGTTACTATTACTTGCCATTAATCACCCAATCAACAACCTTGTTCAGGGATTTCACGTATTCCTTATCAAAATCGCTGTAATCAATAGAGTCTGAAAACGTCTTAATTATCTGTAGGCGCACACTCTGTTCGGGAGTAAGGGTATCAGGATACAGATTATCAATAGCCATGATTATACTTCCTTTCTTTCATATTCATCATCATCATATAAGTTGTCTTTTACTTTGTAGCCATAGGCGGTAACACCCCACCCATCCAATTCAAACCGTTGTTGACCTGTCCGGTTCTTGTATTTTGGATGGCTAAGTGATCTGGCTACATCCCGAACGTACTCCCCCTTTTTATCATCCCAGTATATCAGCCCAAGTTCAACATCCTCCATTACACTATCAATCACTCTATCCGCATCCCTAAAAAGCTCTTTAGGAGACAGGGCATTTCTTATGAAATAAACGGTTACTCCTAAAGATATCAGTATGATGAGAAAGTCCATTTGCTTCTAGGGCTCCACCCCGCTAAACTTGGACAGGTCAAATACGGGCCCATCCTTTCCGTCCACGTTCTCTACTTGTGGTGTGCCTTTAACTTCCGTAAGGCGGTACGTGTTCTTGTCAAAAAATAGATATGAAGAAGGACCCGTAATCCCAGTAAACCGAGACTTAAGAACCCTGAGTAAAGTAGTGTTTCTAATCTGTTCGTCCTCATTCTGACCATCCCTCTCAAGGCCGATAACCGTATCTGCCAATTGTCCGATACCAGCCGTACCCCTCAAGTCGGAAAGGGAGGTCTTACCGCCCTCTTCATGGCTCTTGCCTTGGGGCCTCCGAAGGTGACTGACCATAAACAGGTGGATATTCAACTCGTGAACCAGCATCCTTAGCTTCGTTGCTATCTCGTCAAGGGCCTTGCGTTCATCCCCCGCCTCTTGGCTTGAAACAATAATGGAAATATGGTCAAGGAAGATATATTTACAGCCAAGAACCTTAGCCATATACCGCACCCTGTTAATCACCCTCTCAATGTTGTTCATTCCAAAGTCTTTATCCCCGATAGTCCAGATACGCTTTGAACCAAGGCTCCTGTCAAAAGCATCTTTACGGTCTTGAACAAAGGCTCCAACCCTGCCCTTTAAAGCGTCATACTCAAACACAGCCTGTTCGTAGGTGTGCTTATTCTGCATTGCAAAGCGTAAGGGATAGGACATAGCCACACCCACAAGGTCCCTTGAAGTCTTGGCCTCAGAGTTTTCGAGGAACAAGCACCCGATACTATGAGGGGTCTTTTCCAACAGCCAATGGACCAACTCGCACATAACAAGGGTCTTACCCGCACCTGACCCCGCACTAAGGACAGTCATTTCCCCCATGCGGATACCAAGCAACATACGGTTTAACTCTTCGTAAGGCCAGTCGATACTCTCTACTTCATCGGGGGTGAACACCCACTCTTCGAGGTCAGCACCGTTCTTGATACCCTCCATAATCTCGGGTTTAGCGGCCCACCAGTCCCGTTCAAAGTCCTTGTCCAAACCCTTCATCAGGTACACGTTAGCATCTTTATGACGCAACTTCATTACCCTGACCTTCTCGGGGCTGAACATTTCCACAAGGTCAGCCTTTGCCTCCCTACCCTTCTCGTCATTGTCCACACACACCACGATCTGGTCAAAAGAGTTTACCCAGTCGTACACTTGAAGGTCTTGGAAGCAAGCCTTAACACTCTTGGCCCCATTCTTTAGGCTCACCACGTTGGATATCTTGCCGAGCATTTGCCAAGCGGCCATAGCATCCTCTTCACCCTCGGTAATGGTCAGGTACTTCCTACCCCCTGCAAACTTGTCCATCCCGAACAGGCAAGCATCGTCAATGGGCCCATCACACCAATACTTGTTCTTCCCGCCCTCCTCTTGAGGGTAAATCTTATGCTTTGTAGCGATAACCTTACCGTCATAGTCAGTGAAGGGAGATACGATACCTACCGCTTCACCGTTGGAGTTTACTTTAAGCTTTACTCCGAATTTAACAAGGGTTTCCTCAGTAAGCTTCCGATGGGGAAGGGGGCCATCTGCAAGAGTATAAATCTCACGAGGTTTAAAAGCAGCCGTATTTGAAATTTCCACAACATTATCCCCTTGATAGTTCTTCCAAGCCTTGCCACAGCTAAAACAGTAAGCTTCATCCTTATCCAAGTAAAGCACAAGTGCATCCGAGGAACCACAAGACTTACACGGAAGGTCCCTCATTTGCTTTTTGTCAGCCGATAACTTCCCCACCATCTTCTCCATTTAGATATTCTATTAAGTCGATATTGCCCTTATCCTGATTGCAAGGGTGACAGGCAGCTACAATGTTAGCCTCTGTCTCTAAACCGCCTTTGGATTTAGGTAGTAGGTGATCTGCCGTTGGCAAGTTCGCTTCGTCAAAAACTTCCCCGCAGTAAAAGCACCTGTTCCCTTGCCGGATAACGGCCTCATCCCGTAGTCGTTTAACCCTCTTGCGTTTAGTGTTGGGCATTGTTAAGTTTAAATGTCAAGAGATGCTGTCTGTTGCTCTGGGTCTGATTTAAGCTTGGCTTTTAATTTCCTATAGGCAAAATGAAATCGAACCTTATCAGCAAAGGTAAAATGAACCTTCCTAGTATGCCTAATTTTATTTCTATCAAGAATATAATACAAGCCATAAAACCAAAGCCCGCTACAGGTCCAATATGCTCGTCCAGTCGGAGTGTGCAGGATATAATACGGGCCTTTACCATTGATATAGTGTGCCTCAAAATTCTCGGAGTGTTCTTCCATTTCCTTTAGAAGTTTGGGAATTTCACTTTTAAACATATCGTTCTCCTTCTTTTTCCATAATCCAGTCTAAACCTCAATAATTAAAGACTCATTAAAGTTTTTATTTTCTTTTCCGAAACCGTATCCTAGAGGATTGGCTACCACACGAGTATCCCCGATCTTGTAATCACAAGGCTTATGTGTGTGGCCGTGGACCCATAGAAGGGGTTTAAACTTCTCAATGACAGGCTCAAGGTTGGAAAAGAAGGCGTAGTTAAGGGGGCTTCCCTCGAATTCCTTGTCCACACTCCTTTCACTTGGAAGGTGGTGGGTCATACAAATGATCTTGAGGTTCCAGTTTTTGGAATCCTTTAAACTTTCACACATTTTTTCAACTGTCTCTTGATGGACTTTAAGGGTATGCTCGGGTTGAAGGGGCTCCCCATGAACATAGTTCACATAGCGATAGTCTGACATACCATAACGGGCATGTTCAATATACTTTCCATCCCCGAAGCAAGTCCAAAGGGTGGCTGCATGAATAACGTAATTCTCATCGAATACGTAATACTCACGGTCCATTACCCGTATGTTTTTAAAATTACTAAGGTTCTCTCTGAGGGTGGGGTGGGTCTGGAAAAAGCTTCCCCTGTAATGCTCATGGTTTCCGGGTACATAGAATACCCGTTTAAACCGTTCACTCAACTCCCCGAAGAAAGGGGTATAGTGTTCAGGTCGGGTAACAGCCTCACAGATATCCCCCGCCAGCAAAAGGGTTTGTTCCTTGTCGTTATCGGTTTTGTCAAGAACTGTGTAGGAGTTATACTCCCAAGGTTTGGTCGGGTCTTTCCGGTAATTCCCCAACTCAAGGTGTAGGTCCGAGCATATACGAAATAACATTAAATTACCTCTTCTTCTTTCCAAAGACCTCGTTCATCTTTAACTTCCGTCTTAATAAATTTAGGGTTAAGGGCTTTATCAACGGCCTCTTCAACCTGTTTAAGAAGTCCTGTTCTTTTTGCTATTTCAAGCTTATGCCAAGCCTTAAAAGCTGGTGTTTCCACCATCCTTTTAAAAGCCAACCGCCTATTGTCCAATTGGGACCGACTATCTTCTGCGTACCCTTCGGCCCCCGACTCTTTGTGCCTACAAATACAAGCTGAATTGGTTTTATTCTTCTTCTGACCCCCGTTACCTCGGCCCCGTTGAAAAATAAAATCACAATCCTTGGCTGTGACTGAGAAAAGTAATTCTTTTGACATTTTAATTCCCTTTTTCTATTAACAGAGGGGAAGAGTTTAAAAGGTAACAGGTAAAGTAAGGGAGGGCCACTCGTGGCACACTTCTTACGTCTAATTTCTTATAAAATTAAACCTTTAAAAGTATAAAGGCTTGGTTGTTACTGAGGCTGTCAGTAACTATCTTAATACTTTAAAAGGTTTTAAGTCAGTGAACATACAACTACTGTTAGTGTGGGTAGTCTTTAAAGCTTCAATGCTTTAAACTCTCTACCACAATAACATACTTTCTGGTAAATGTCAAGTAAAATCGTTATTGGATTTTTAAACACAGGCATACTATATCTTTCATATGGCAGAACACATAGATGATAGTGATGGACAAGAGACAATCAAATACTTTAAAGGGTTTGGTATCTTTTGTAAGTTAATCAAGGATGAGATAACCAACGAGTATGTGGTTATTGCTCAAGATTTATATGATGATGATACCCCTTCCGAATGGTCCTTTAAAGAGTTTAGTAGTGCTGAGAGTGTCTTTGATAAGGTAACGAGGGACGCTATAGAGACTGAAACTCAAACCCTGTATATTGAGGACCCCGAGTTTTAATAGCTAAGCACTAAATTTTCCCCTTCATCGTACATATTATCTGATTTATAGGCTATAACTTTGGTTATATCAACATGATGTTGGGGTGAATTGCGGCTTAAGTATTGCCCTGATTTTAAATCATGCCTCCAACTATCAAAACAGTTTATTTCCGTGCAAGCCCCTTCCAATGTCTCATTGTTGGTACAGGTCCAAAATACACCTAACGCCCTATCTATCTTCATAACTCGGGTGTAGGAGCTTTTATCGATTGTACGATATACGTTTCCAACCCGTACTTCTGGTATGTCATTCGTAGTCATAAAGATTCTCCCGCACCTCTTTATCGTCAATAAACATTACAGGACCAAGGTACTTTCTGTTATGCACGTTTACGGATTGTCGTCTGGCCCTTTTATACCTGTTTCTAAAGTGTTTAATCGTCATATAGGTTATCTCTTAAACTGTAATTTACCTTTAGGTCCAGTGTAAACTGTGATACGTCAACCGTAAGGTTAGAAAGAAGGATTCCTGTTTTAAGACTATGTTTGTTGGAATCACAAGGGATATCTTCCATTGCATACTCTTTTTTTAGTCCAATTCTTCCCAGTGTAGAAGTAACCTGACTCTTCATCCACCGAACTAACCTTGGAATACTCATCGGTAACGTCTTTGTAGACATTGCCTACCTTAACATTATAAGGGTTATACGGATTAAAAGTCATATAGGTTATCCCTAACTGGTCTGTACCCGATACCTAGATTAAACTGGCTTAGTCCGGTATTTATCCGAGCCATTTTAGTGTCTTTTAGACATTCCCCTATGTCTCTGTAACCATGAGTTAGGGAAACACTATCATCCTCTGTTACAGAGATAACTTTACAATACCATATAATTCCAGACATACTATGGCCTACGATATCGCCAGCCCTGCAAGAATCCCGAGGGTACTTATAAGGTTTAAATTCAGGCATCTTCATGATATAAATTGTCCCTGTATGTCCTTTTCGCAGGACCTTTGGTAAGGTCTATATTTAATCTTTCTATGCTAAGTGTAGTATATCTCCCAGTGAGAAGGCAATGTTCTGAGGTACTTGTTTCGGTATCCTCTCCAGCACCCGATATTGTGTGGTAGTTTCCCGTTGTATAAAATACACCCCTATAAAGGTCTACTTTCATAACCTTAGAGTAAAGTCCACCGTTGTCTTGGTAAACATCACCAACACATATTTTATACGGGTTTTGGCTCATTTTAGGTTAGGGCTACTTGTCCCAAGGATTAAATTTCTGTCGTTCCAAAAAGGCTACTTTACGCCAAAGTTTGTTAGCTTCTTTGCTGGCCCGAATAGCAATCTTGAAGTCAGTTTTGTTCTTCTTCGGGTCCTTGAAGTACAGGTTCATGTGCTTCTGTAGGGTGTACTCGTACTTCATTGCCCGTAGTTCCAGTTCCTTGATCGTTGGGAGGGTCATTGGAAGATAGTTTCCTTAGATTGGTTAGGGAGGTATGGTAATCCTCAAGGGTTAATTCCATATCGTCAACATCATATTCCTCGGTGAGGATTGAGTCAATTGATACCGGATAACCTTTATATCGAGAATTACACATACCCTAATTATACCCTAGCCAATTTAAAGGGAACAATCCCCTCTAGCGAGTTGAGGCCTTGCTCATATCAAAGACCTTCGGCTTGGAAGGCTTGCCCTCTTCGATCTGTTTCTGCAAGTTCCTGACTTTCCTGTTCTTTTTGGCAAGAACACGGTTCAGGTGCATCACTTGGGTCTTGTACTCGAACATCTTTCCTCTGACAAGGTGAAGTTCGTCTGACAGTTCTTGGACAATATCAGCCATATCGTCAAACTGTCCCTTTGTTTTGAACAGTTCGGACTTGAGTTGTTTTATTTCCCTATGCTGTCGGTACTCGTCAATGAATTTAAACATGGTTAAAGTCTCCTTTTCTCTTTTTGTGTGTGTGGTTAAGGTTGTAGTGCCATCATGAAGTGAAAGTTAATAATCCAAAGGATAGCAAAGAACAGGAAAGAGCCCAGTTTTCTTTTCCCGAAATACCACCCTGCCAGACAAGCCAGTAAGATACTGTTGATAAAGAACATCATAGTGCAGTTGCTCCCTGAACGATAAGGTATAGACCAGCCACAAAGTTTAGCACTGATAGGGCCAATCCTAGAAGAACCCACCAAAAGGGAAAGCCTGTGTCGAAGCTTTTCTTTGCCGCCGATAGGGTTAAAACACTAATAAAAAGTGATACGGAACCTATAAAAATATCCAACATCACAAGATTTCCTTTCCTTTGATCTGGTTAATACGCATTTCAGCATACCGCCGAACCTTTTCGAGGTCCGTAATCTCGCTCTCTTCAAGGGTCATGCCATCATATTGTTTAAGCCCCGCCCTTGCGACATACTTGATGATGCTCCCTTGCCAGAAGTTGAACCCGTTAGCCATGATGAAGGTAATGGGCTCGATCTTGTACTTGGTGTAATGGGAGGGTTTGTACACCTTGGACTGGATATTGTAGGCTTGAGAAACATTATGGCAGTCCATTATTTTAAAGTTTTCCATGTGGTCCTCGGCAGTGGGTTCTGTCGAAGCACAAGCACATTCCACGTTGCAGCAATTTTCCTCGGACATTTTTCCCAGTTCCTTTCCTATGATTTTATATTCCCACTGTTCGGGGTCCTTTATGAACAGGGCAAAGTCTACCCTGTCGTGGTAGGCCTTAGCTAGTATTATGTCCTTCCACTCGTTAAAATTCTCTTTAAAATTATTCATCGTCATGATAAAGATTATCCCTAGCCAAAGTTATCAGGTTATACTCTCCTCCACCAACGCAAATAATTCCTTTTAAATCATATGCCCCCCAACATCTAGCTTTATCCTCATCAAGAGCAGCCGCATATCTTGAAGCATCACTGAAAGTTGCGTAATTCCTATCGCATATTAGGGGGTATAAACCGTAACCCTCTGTCCGTATAACTACGGCGTACTTTCCGTTAGCCTGTATCCAAATTTGTTTAGGTTTAAATACCTTCGTCATACAGGTTATCCACATAACTAAAAGGGATTAGCCTACCGGAAACCCCTAGGCTGTTGTCCTTTAGGTTGTCCCCATCCCAAATACCCCATCCGAATATGCTCAACAACCCATTGTCGTGAACAAACCTAACATAGAGGTTACGTTTAAAAGGGTTCTTGTTTTCAAGGGTGGCTACCTCTGCGTCAAAACACCTCCAATCCTCTGTCGTAAACGCCCTGCATAGACGGAAGCTGTATGCCTTCTGATGGGCCTCGTGCCATTCAATCCTAAACTCAGTGCCATCTTTAAAACGGGATAGCATCATATTCCTTAATTTCAACCTTTTGGATAGTCTCATTAATGATTGGGGTAGCGGGAACATACGGATTATCCTTTGCAGCTTCTACTATCTTACCACAATTGAGGATATGAGTCCAGCCCTCACAAGGGGGGAATTTCTCGAACATCTTTTTAAAATGTTTGTGGTTCTCTCTTACCCCTTTAATCCAAACGATACGTTTCTCGTTGGTAAGTTTATCATCTGGAACATACCGCCCTCCCCTCGTAGGGGGTTTATAAGACTCAAAGCTTTGGTATCCCCAAACAAATTCCCTATGGCCGATTTTATCATCCCACCTGACTTTGCAAATTGAAGAGTCAAAATCATGGTAAATGCTTTCGGGGTGAAAGCCATTTTCCAAGCATATAAAATCAATACCAATCCCTTTATAGTTTAAACCAAATACTGCTACCATACCTTGAATTTTAGTGTAATCCACTGACGGTTGAAAGGGTGGTTGTTTAGGCGTTGGGGCTTGTCCTTCCTTTTTAACTACCTCACAATCGGGAAAGAGGCCTTGAATAGCCTTTTGTAGGCTGTCCGTATTCCCCCCTTTGTAGAAAAAGGTACGCAGATATACGTCTATGTCGGACGCCTCGTTGCCGAGATACCAGTCCCTTGGAGCCCCGCCGCAAATACAAGCGAGTGGGTCTAAGCCCCGTATCTGGCTAAGAACTTCTCGGGCGATAGCTTGTTGCTCTTTAATCGTCATTGTAGAGGTTATCCCTTACGTAAGGTTCTAGGTATAGGGCGTGTTCATTTACAGCAATTCCCCAAACATCATGGATAAGATACCCGTTATACTTTGTTGGGAATTCGTCATACCCTGTTGATATACTTTTAAGGTCCATACTCGCATAATAGTCAACCCTACACTGTCCCTCTTCGTTAAGGCCAGTTCCTCGGTCTACCACTCTGGCAAAAAGACAATCCCTCCAAGTGTGCCTACTATTAAGAGGTATGTTTCGTTTAGATTTTACCTCATACCAGATATCCTCTCTAAAGGTAAAACCCTTTCTGGTTTTAGCAATCTCTGCTATTTCCACGTCAGTAATTGGTTCAATCATAGAGGTTATCCCTAAATTCTTGTAGAATGTCGGTATCACCCTCACTCTTAGCCCAAGCACACCTAAGACCTTCTATATCGTAAAGCCTTGCTGAGATAAACATAGAGGGTTTTAAAGGTTCTAGGCGATATATAAAAGGAGAATACATTGAGTCAGTTTTGGTACATTTAAATACATGCCCATCTTTACTTCTATAAAAATTTCCAATCTTTAATTCCAGCCGGTCCATAGAAAATTTTTTCTTACTCCCGCTTACCGATTTCTTCGTTGATATACGCCCTTCCATCTTTCTCAAAAGTAACGTAAGGCTTTCCGTTTAGGCAGATACGTTTTACTTGTTTGAGGGGAAAGGGTATAAGGCAAGTTTGCTTTGGGGTATTGCGGAGATTGTAGATTTTAATGAAGAGGTTCTTTTCTTCTTCGCTTCGGAATTGACGTTTGGCTAAAGCTTCATCGAGGGGGAGTTCCTTTGGTGTTCCTTCCAATTCCTTTTGGAATTCGTAGGCCCTTTCTTGCTTACAGAGAAAGGTAAAGGCTTCCTTGGCCCGTTCAAGTTCTTCCCGAGAAAGGAGGTCAGGGGGCAAGGACTCCCGTTCCTTTACCGCCCGTTCCCGTTCGGCAAGGATACCTTTGATTTCGTCAAGAAGGCTGTCGATACCGGATAAATCACTACTCTTCCCCATAGTTTATACACTCCTCTTCCTCTTTTTTAAAATTAAAATCGTATTGAACCTTGGCGTTAGGGTCCGTAACAGAGTCACAATCCCATACAATAACTTTGGTTTCCTCGTCTGGAATTCCCACCACTTTAAAGGGTTTACCTTTGTGGATAAATACTTCAATCACTTTCATACAAGTTGTCCTTTATCAGCTTAACCCAAACACCCTTACTGTTTTGTACGAGTCGTTCAAAAGGGTATTTTAAATGTAAGTGGTAGTCCTCATAATCTTCCTCCCCACACCAGTAACCTAAGCCACTGTATATCTACCCATCCGTACACTCCCATTCTGCACCTATGCCTCCTAAAAACTCTTTAATAATACAAACTTCTCCGTTGTTTGAACGGTAGGCTTCCCCTACTCTAAGGCTTGGCATTGGTCCTCGGTTATTCGTCATTGTAAAGATTATCCTTATATCCCCAAACCCTAAAAGGTACTTTTAAATCATGCCCTTTTTCTCGTGTCCCCCGCCAAACCCCATCAGAATTCCAGTAGTTATAGTCCTTTGTTTCATAGTACCACCGATATGCTGTTCCGTCCTTGTGAAATAATTCTCCAAGCCAAACATCATCAACATTAGGGAATAGCCCCAAATCTTTACTTGAACCATCAAAAATAATGTAACCTCCCTCGTTGGTTTCTAACTTCTTTCCGACAAGGGATTTATCAAGCCTTCTAATCATAGTCCTAAACTACTCGTCTAAAGTATACAGGTTGTCGTAAATTATATTTCCGTACTTATCCACCTGAATAAATGGATAGTGAACGTGGTATTCACTTAGGGGGATATCTCCCCAAGTATAGCCAATCCCCTCGGGGGAGTAAAACCACTCCCCTATGTCCTCTGCTATCATCTCGCCTTTATTTAGGTAAAGGTTACACCGATAAACTGTTTGTCCTTGGTCCCCACGAGTTTCTTTGGTAACTCCCACAAACCATATGCCGGATGGGTCCCCATCGTAACTATTAATCGCCCAAGGTTTTCCGTTTAAACGTCTTATCTCCCCTTGGATAGCGTAAAATTTACCTAATCGGAGAGTAGCAGTTTTACGTTCCTTGAAGAGGGCAACTTTTATCTTGCCTCCATGCCTACCTTCAAGCGTGTATACTGTCTTATCCTCATCAAGAGACATACTCTTTAATCCACCCAAGAAACATTTCCACGTTGGACTCCATTGTTTCCCCGTTCAGGAATTCAAATTCCTTTTCCGAGCCGATTAAACGATTTAGAAAGTAGATATCCACCTTTCTAGCAGAGGTATCCCAACGAAAGGAGTAATCCCCTTCGCTTACGGAGATAATCCCTGTTCGATCATCCCTTGTTATGCTCTTGTAGGTGTGAAGCATCTAAGTATTCCTCCCCATCATAGAGGTTTTCCGGTACTCGGTATTTGAGATAGTTTTGGTAGGTTTCGAGGTCCAAGGTAGTTACAGGTGTGTAGCCTGAGCCATTCCCGTAAAACATACACGTTTTAATGGTTCCTATCGTGTCAGTGTTGGGTTTTGTCTTGCCGATGATAATGCCCTTGTAGTGTCCTGTATCCTCTCTACCTATGATAAGGTATAGTCTCCCTGTCTCCCCACCTTTAAACACTTTATTTATATTAGTGTTTCGTGCCAAGGAAACCCCCATCACCCTTCTCACTCCCTTTATCACCCTCTTCTCCCTTTCCTACAAAGGGTTCAAGGGCATCAGCGAGGTCGGGGTTGATCTTGCGAAGTTCCTCAATGGAACCCCCCTTAAGAGTGACTTCAACGGGTCGTTCGTCCCCTTCTTCGGGCTCGGGCATACCATGTTCTTTTAGGTACTCGCTGACCTGTTCTTGGAAAATCTCAAGGGTCCGTTGAAGGATTGCTGACATATCCTTGCCGAATTTGCTTTCCCCCTCTTTTGCCTTTAAATCATCTTCAAAGGATTGCTCACTGGGGAAATACTCGGGCTTGGTAGTGCGAATACTCTCTTTAAGAAGAGGGGGGATGCTGTTCACCACATCATCGGGAAGTTGCATAACCATTTGCATGGTGTACATGGTGGTAGCAACCCCAAGCCAGTATGCGCGGAGTGCTTCGGTGTCTTTTTCGCTTTTAAAGATTTTCATGGTGCTTTTTGTCCTCTTCTTCGTTGTTGGTTCGTTATTAATCTAAATCGTCGGTGTACAAATTGTCTTTCATGGTTCGGTGTACGACATGGAACCCCTATCTAGGGAGAACTTAAGATTTCCTGTACTGGACCATGCTGTTTCCGTTTGCTCTAGAGCCCTTAAAATTCTTTTATCTTTATCCAACTCCTCTATCTCGGAAACACCATGAGTAAGGGAATATTCACCCTTTTCGTTAAGGGCTATGATCTTCCAGTACACCCTATCATTTTTTGATGCAACGATATCCCCTACATAGAACACTGTACCATTAGATGCTTTATAAGGTTTATTCGTCATACAGATTATCCCTTGGGCCCCGAAATACTAAGGTGAAGCTAATAAGAAGTTGCCCAGTATTTCCAATTTTATTGGTATGATAGGCTTTCTCGATAGAAGTCTCCGATGCAGTTACATCGTATAGTGTGGTTCCAGTTCTATCTGTGTGGACTTTAAGAATTCTTAAATTGTAGGTTTCGGAACCTCGGACAATATCCCCAACTTGGAATTTTTCCTCTCGTATTGTCATAATACCAGTATACCCCTATGTGTTTAAGAAAAGATTAATCGTCTTCGGGATAAAGGTTATCAT